CCTGCTTGCAGCAGGCCCTTCGATATTATCGCCCCCTGCCACACGCACAACGGCCATCGGACAGCCGGTCTCCCTGTCTCCGTCGGAAATCGGACGACACCTGGACGGCGCGCATGGAGCTGGCTGCCGAACGAAATGACCGCCATTTCCTCAGGTACGATATCCGCCGGTTTCTCTTGCCGCGGAAACAGCCGGGTATCCGAATGCGAAAAACGCCGGCACCCTCCCGAAACACCTTGCACATTGCCATCGGACAAACCGATTGCCACCTGCCCGCCGAAGCGCTTCATCCGACTCCGGTCTTCAAAGTCATCCGTTTCGACACACAGTCTAGACACAGCCTCTCCCCCAGGTACCCCGCTACTCCCCGCAAAAGCGCGGGCAACACCCCTAATCTGTGAAAACAGATACCCTGCCGAACGGGACGTTTCCATGTTCCCAATAACAAACGGTACGGCGGCAGACAGAGACACCGAAGAAACCGACTCCGGTATCTCCCCTTCCGAAAGACGACGGTATTCGCCGGCCCGACCGCCGGCCCCGCATGACCTGTCGTCCACCGAATAATCCAGCGGCCGCTTTTGGTTTCTCGATTATTTCCGTATATTTGTTTTGACCGAACTGCAACAACTGCGAGCCGGGCTATCGCCGACAACCGCTTTGGTTTTTAAGACATATAATCTTATATTTGTCTGAGTCGAACTATTTCGCAAACATGTATCGGTTCCTTGCACGGCTCGTACATTCAACCTTTAACGAAAAGTATCTTTGAAATACAAAACCTGCATCATTCCGGCTTCCCCGGCCTGTCATGCGCCGTTCGTACCGTTCATTCGGCCATATAACCGAATGACAATCAACAAATCGCATATCCGAGGTTGTGGTTTGATGTAGAATTGAAATAAGAAACAACACATCCGAGAAAAGATTTGCCGCCCATTTTGTTGTGGTTTGATGTAGAATTGAAATAAGAAACAACGTATTTCCATTATCATAAAAAGATTACGACGTTGTGGTTTGATGTAGAATTGAAATAAGAAACAACTGACGCTTATGATGACTTGGAGTTACGTGAGTTGTGGTTTGATGTAGAATTGAAATAAGAAACAACTATCCGTCTCGTGCTTCTGCGCTTCAAACTGTTGTGGTTTGATGTAGAATTGAAATAAGAAACAACCTTTCGCGTTTCTTCTGATGTCATTGTTCGGTTGTGGTTTGATGTAGAATTGAAATAAGAAACAACTTCTACGGCTACCGGCAATACGGATGTTTCGTTGTGGTTTGATGTAGAATTGAAATAAGAAACAACTTGGGCAAGGCGGAAAGAGAAGCGGCGCAGGTTGTGGTTTGATGTAGAATTGAAATAAGAAACAACGGTTTGGATACTTTCGGTTATACACCTCGTGTTGTGGTTTGATGTAGAATTGAAATAAGAAACAACCGAGAGCGACGACCTCTCCTTCTCCTTCTTGTTGTGGTTTGATATAGAATTGAAATAAGAAACAACACCATCTCAAACATATCGCCATGGCCGCTGGTTGTGGTTTGATATAGAATTGAAATAAGAAACAACAACATCGATTCTACAGGTACGGCCCGACCAGTTGTGGTTTGATGTAGAATTGAAATAAGAAACAACCGAAAGACTATTTCACTAGTGCTTTGCCGGTTGTGGTTTGATGTAGAATTGAAATAAGAAACAACCGCCGACAAACTCGAAATCGTCAAAAATCTGTTGTGGTTCGATGTAGATTGAAATAAGAAACAACTCTCATGTATGCGTCTAATCAAGTCGATGTGTTGTGGTTTGATGTAGAATTGAAATAAGAAACAACACAGACTTTTGCTGCCATCGGACAAATCCTGTTGTGGTTTGATGTAGAATTGAAATAAAAACAACCGTGACGACGAGTGCTTTCCCCAGCACGGCGTTGTGGTTTCTACATCGAAATTAAAAAGAACCAATCATGTTCAAAGTAAGATCAGTCTTGTCGCTCATACTGTGGCTTACATGTACGTGCTCCACGGCTTATGCAGGAGAGAGTGTACGGAACCCACCTGCCGACAGTATTGCGATGGCAGCCCGCATAGATTCCGTGCGTCAACTGAGAGCAAACGACGTAGCGTTCATTTTAGATAAAATAGAGACAGCCTACGTTTCCGGCCGCCGTGGGATCAGTGACAGTATCTGGCAGCAGACAAGCGACTTCATTGAGCGCATGCTTTTAAATGATCTCATCTCCGGACATGACCGTGAGTTTGCTTTCATGTTGCGTAACATTATAAGGGGCCATACGAAAACTACAGAATAGGGGAAATAGCGTAAGAGTATAAGATATAGAAAGTTAAGGTAAAAATGGGGAGGAGCGGAAATGATAATTTGCTATAATTTCAGTGTAAGAATTTCAAGGGAAATGCCCCCGTTTAAAGCCTCGAATTATAATTCCGTCCGCCATTTTCAGCGCGAATGTAAAGAAAACGGCCGAAACCTTATCACATCACCCGACAAATGTAAAGAATTTCGCCGAAACTTGTACACAAACGGCGGCATCCGGCCCGCCATCAGCGGCGGCCACCCCGAACGTCCGCGGCGCGGCGGCAATTGAAAGCCTGCCGCGAGCCCGTTTAAACACGCTTGTTACGGTCTTTTTTAGCGGCAGCGCGGCGGCGGTGCTCCATATCGCCCCGCTACGGCCATTTTGACGCCCTATTTTTCGCGATTCTGCATGTTCCGTACCCATTCCCTCAATTCCCGCATCTCGTCGCGCAAATCGTCTATTTGGTCGCGCTCCGACGGCGGCACGATGTCCGATATGACGAGCTCGACGGTCCATATATTGGATATCTCATCTTCCATTAGCGGTAACGGCGTGTATTTCCGCTGGTTAGGATTGTCGGATGTAAGTATCAGCCTGCCGGATGTCTCTAAATTGTTACGCAATCTTTTGACGTAGCTATTCCCGTCACGGTCGGTCACGACGTACACTTCTCCGCTGCGGATTCTTGCCCATTCCGAACGGTCGAGCAGCCGGACGACGATACGAGTACCATCGTAAATGGTCGGCTCCATAGATTCACCGCTGACACTGATACACAAGCGTTTTGCGGAGGTGCGCGGCAGCATGGAGGCGGGCAGCCGCATGACGTCGGCCTCGTCGAAATAGTCGCTGTTGATGGCCCCTCCGCCGGCCGCGGCCTCGATATCGACCACCGGAACGGCCACGGCGCCGACCGCCGTATAGGCACCGCGAATATCCGCGGCTATTGCGGCAGGGGTTGGTCGGGACGCGCCGTGCATATCCGTTCTCGTGGCCTTCGGGGTGTGCAAATCTATCTTTATTTTCGTCCCGTCCGGGGCCGTGTGTATTTCGGTCGTGTGGTCGGAAAGCGGAGGAATAAGAATATTGTTGTTAGGGGACGTTTTTTGTAGTTTTCGTTTGTCCCCCAAACCGTCCCCTAAAATGTCCCCTTGTTGTTTGGGGACGTTTTCTGTAGTTTTGGAATTATCTTTTTTTTCGGAAATATTTTCCTGAGAGACCAGCATATCTCCCTCGCCCGTCAGTAACCACCCCGGGTTTACATCCCTATAATAGGAGATAAATCGCAATAAATTATCTTCCGATAATCCCTCTTTTTTACTTAATACGCTGTTTGTCATTCCAGTATTGCGATAACACTCTAACTTTGAAATACCCTCATTTTCAAGGTATTGCAAAATTCTTTCCTTGATTGTTGCGATTTTTCTCATACTTTTCTTTGAAAATTGCGATTTCGCAATTATATTTGTGGTGTAAACCTGTACAAAAATAAGGAAAATATGGGAAAGACATCTAAGGAAAAGCGAGAGCGACTTTTGCGAATACGTAAAAGCCTGTTACGCGGGGATATAATGCGTATAGCAGACCGAGCTGGCGTATCCCGCGTATGGGTGTCGTATGTATTGCACGGGAAAGATACGAGCGAGCCGGTTCTCCGGGCTGCGGAGGCGCTGCTGGCCGAACGAAAAGAGAACATCGCATAATTTAATGAATATGGAAAATACAAGATTACAAGGACTTCAAGACAGGCTGAATCGGTATTCCGAGGCCGTCGGTCCTATGATTATCGGCAAAAACGAGGCAGGCTATTATATAACATATAAGAGCAGCCAGATGGTCATGACGTCAGGTCGAAATATAGAAGAGCTCGCCGCCTACATTGACGGTTTGCGCGATATGTTATTCATAACCATAACGAAAGGATTGGGCTTGTGAACGAAAATGACAGAAAGTTAACTAAAACACAATGAGATATGAAAAATTATTATGTAACCGTCATATATCGCGAATCGGACGACGAGAATAATATGAAGCATGTTTATGAGCGCACATGCTACACATACAAGGAAGCCTTGCAGGTGCTGAACGGCCTGCCCCGCTGCTGGCAGTTGGATAATGTGGATATTATAATCAGGTGACGATATGGAAGGGATTACAGTATTAGACAGGCGTCCCCGCCTTCGCTACCGGCTGGAAGTGCAGGCCCGGTGGATTATGAACAGGATTATTTATCTAATAACGAAATAGGTATTGATTGGGAAGAGTAGACTATGAGTTACGTATATAAATGGATTGAAGGCAGGGATAATCTTAAGGAATTTTGTGAAAAAAGATTTGGGGCTCATCCAAATTTTTGTGAAACGATAGGGAGATGTGGAGGGGCTACTATCCATCTCATGTACAAATACAGGGATGAGAATGACAAATCGAAAGGTTGCGTAGAATTATATCTGCTCTTTATGGAACATCCCTCAGGCACAAAGACTTGGAAAGAACTCAATGACGTAATGACGTGGAGCTATGACGAAATCCGAGCTGATAAATCTTCTTTGCTCAAATGATGAGGAAGAAGTGTACATCGAGATAGACGATGTTCTGTATGATGTGGAAATAAGTCATCAGGATATGATATTTGACGGTTTCGACACTGCATATCCAGCATGTATTACTCTTTCGGCCAAGAAAGAATAGGCTGCCTCACCCTCCAAAAACACAAGACATTACGATGGTTAACGACGTGAATATACAAGGTTCTCTTTTCGCCGATGAACCACGGCGGGACACAGTTATGGCCCGTAAATCGAGGCGGGAGATACACGAGGATTATGACGGTTTTGTGGCGAAATTCAAGCCCCGCAAAACGACGGACGATTGTTATACTCCGCAGCCCGTTTATGATGCAGTCTTGGGATGGCTTCGGGAAAATGCCGATATCGAGGGGCGGGAAATCGTGCGGCCCTTCTGGCCGGGCGGCGATTACGAACACTACGATTATCCGGACGGCTGCGTGGTGGTCGATAATCCTCCCTTTTCGATATTTACAAAGGTGTGCCGATTTTTTCAGTCCCGCAACATATCCTTTTTTCTGTTCGCGCCGCATCTGACGTTGCTCAGTCCGGTCGGCATGAATTGGACAGGCATAGTGTGCGACGCTCGGGTGACATACGAAAACGGGGCATGCGTCGATACGTCGTTTGCCAGCAACCTTTTCGGCGACATTCGTATTATGACCGCGCCCGACCTGCTCGCCCGCATCAAAAATGCCGCAAAAACGAAGCGACGACTTATGGATTTGCCAAAATACATTTACCCGGACAATGTGGTATCCGCCGCATTGTTGGGCAAGATAGCCCCTTACGTCAAATTCGAGGTGCGGGCGTCAGAATGTCGAAGGGTCCGCAAACTCGATAACCAGAAAGGGGGAGGTATTTATGGAGGCGGATATCTCCTTTCGGATAAGGCCACGGCGCGAAAAATCGAGGCTTACGAACAGGCGGCGAAGCAAAAACGGATTATCACCGAATTGGAATAACACGGAATCCCGCTACGAACGGACGTCTTTGCCGGAGCGATGCCGGGGCGGGGTACGATTCAAACCATTTAATACAAAACAGTTATGATTAAAAAAACCATCAAGCCGATTATAGACATCATCAAGCATCTGTTTCGGCCCTATAAATATGATAAAGCGCTTATCGATGCTTATACAAAGCACTGTGAACGAATCGAACAGTCAATTGAGCCGGCAAAAAATGATTATGCGACGAAAGCGAGCAGAATTGCGTAAACAGCAAGCACTACGATGGCCGCAGGAAGGAGAATATATGTCAGGCGTTCGCAGATTTTATGAAGCCGTGTTTTGCCGACCGACGTCATCTCGTGAGGTTCACCGCTACGTAATGACTGTGTATATTCATCAATGTATTTCCGACGACCGCGCTCTGCGATTTCTTTTTGACTATATAGGGCAATTGAGCATGCTAAGACTCCCAATGTTAATAGAATCACTGCAATGGCAAACACCCAGCGGATGTATAGCGGAGCTTCATTGGACGTGTGAAGAGAGATTACAATGGATAGAACGCTTGATGATACGAGAAGGAGATGATAAAGAAACGATAGCTGTTTTTCGTATGACGCCATGGTCAGTTCCTGCACTTGCCGCATTGCCGCCTGCAATTTTGCATCCATAACAAATGATTTATTGGTTAATAAAGTTTGACAGACAAAATTAATCAAAATCCCGCAGCGGCGCAAGGCCGCCGCCCGGAGCGAGACCGGGGCGGGAACAACGAGAAAAAGCGGGTGAAACCGCGCTTTAAAGAGGTTTAAAGAGAATTTTAAAGAGATGCTATTACCGAACGACATACTGATACGCGAGACCACGGACGGCACGACCGTCTGGGTATCGCAGCGTTTGGTAGTAGAGTGTTGCGGGGTTGACGATAATTATCTAAGAACACATTGCCGGGACCGTTACAAGCAGTCCCTTCCGGCCTCGTGGCAGGCGGTTGCCGCACAGGACGAGTTCTTTTTGGGGGCGAAGCCCGGCAAATCGTGGCGATGGGGCCGCAAAGGCGGGCAATACTACTACGATATCGACACGATACCGAACAGGAAGCCCGCCTGTTACCGTGACTGCCTCCCCACGAAAGATGAGCTGCTGGCCGAGGTGGAGGGGCGCAACCTCTCCAGGAGCCGGGAGCGGCAGGCGGCCTTGCGCGGCATACTGACGGCCGCGGCACAGGAGCTGACGGACAATGCGGACGCGCTTTGGATTCAGACGCAAAGCGGCCTTCAGATAAGCGTGGCTGTTTGTCGCGATTATGCTCGTGCCCTTGCGTGGTGCCGGTTCATCGCGGCGACCGTCCGCGAGGGACGGACGGCGGAGTACGGTTTGCCGACCGCGGAGGCATTTTACGGAACGTGCGCGGCCGTTCTCGCCGACCTGCGGCTCTCGAATTTCCGCGTTACCACCGGCGAAAGTCTCCGGCTGAAACTGCGCGGATTCCCGGCCGAGGCGGAGGAACAACGCCGATGGATAATATCGGCTAAAATCGGCAATAACAACCGCCGGATAGTGGGTAAATCGCTGGTCGTGGACCACGAGACGGGCGAAATATATCGGTTCGACGCGCATCAAGCTATCATGCTGATGGCCTACGTCAACCTCGACGGGCCGCAAAAGGAAGCGCTTACGACCCTTTACCGCGAAAAATACGTCCCGGCCATTTGCGAGGCGGGATATGAACCGGTTGCCGAACGCACCTTTTGCCGAAGTCTTACGTCGCTCCCTAACCGTCTGAAATTCGACCTGTTCCGCCACGGAACGGACTACTATAACAAGCACTATCTTACGTACATACCTACCGAAGAGCTCACCTGGGCACACTCGCTGTTCTGCGGCGACGGTTCCGGTTTGATAAGTTACCGTTACACCGAGCGGGCACGCGATAAAAAGACCGGCATATACAAAGAACAGACGCGCACGCGCAACCTGTACGTAGTGATGATTACGGATGTAGCCAGCGGCTACATTGCCGGCTGGGGAATCGCCCCGGAAGGGTCGAGTGAAGAATCGTTCGACATCGTGCAGGATGCTGTGCGTATGGCCGTCGATGCAGGCGGACGGCGGACGATGTTCGAGTTCGTGTCGGATAACGCCTCGGCGTTCTCGAAAGACACAAGCCGCGAATGGCTGGCGACGGTATTCAATCGCGTGCGCCGTATCGAACCGGGAAATTCACAGGCGAATCCCGCTGAAAAATATTTCCACATCTTTAAAAAAGTTGTTCTGCGGTCGTGCAGGGAGTTCGTGCGGAGCTCGCACGACGCATCCATAGAAGGACGGGCGAATACAGACAATATGAGTGTGTTCGATTACCCGACCTATGCGGAAGCGATAGCCGTACTGGAGGAGCGCATCGAGGCATGGAACAACCGCCGCGGGGGCGACGGAAGAACTCCTGCCGAACGGTTTGCTGAGAAAAATCCCGCCTGCCAGGTTATGGACGAACGGCAGCTGCGGCAAATCTTCGGAACGCGCACGACGCTTTCCATAGAGCGCATGCGTGGTTTCGTCACCCCGCAGGGGGCTGCGGCTACGTGCATGTATGAGATTCCCGACTATGCGGGGACAGGGGCTGAAGCCATCGCCAGAGCGACGGGCAACGGCTACGACAGCCGCGTGCAGGTAGTATACGACGATAGCGGTGCAGATTTATACAGCATCGACGGCCGATATATCATGACATGTCCGCCCGTGGTGAAATCCTCCTCCTCGTATGTGGAGGCTACCCCCGAACAAAGGGCCGCTCGCGAGCACCTGCGGCGGCGGAAAGAGGCCGACCGCCAAGTACCTCACACGGCCCTGGACGAGCTGTTGCGGACTTCCGAATACATGCAGGGGTACGGTTACGACGAGGCCGTACAGCTGGGAATGCGCAAAAGCGATATCAACGAGGCATACGAGCAGAGCATCTCCATCACGGCCGACGACAAGAAGAAGGCCGACCGCCGGCGACGGAGCCTGGAGAGGCGCGACGCCCGCGAGGCGGACCGGCAGCAGGCAGAGGAGGCTGCCTCCATCGAGGCCCGCTATCTCGCCCGTGAAATGAGGAAATTTAAAGAAAGACAATCAATTAACAACAATAAATAATGGAAAACAGCATCAAAGACCGCATCATGTCCGCCGCGGATGATTATCTGCGCATGAACGGGTTGACGGCCGCGGAGCTTTGCCGCCGTGCGGGGGTCAGCGCCAGTTATTACAGCGTGGCCGCGAAAGGCAAGTACACCTATCAGGATACCGAGATAAAGGACGTGTTTTTTCGGAAACTGGCGTCGGCCATCGGCATGCGGCTGGAAACTTCGTACTGGCAGCACGCGGATACGACGCAGTACGTGCAAATCGTCAATACGCTCGACGAGGCTCGCGAGCGTTGTGAGGCCCGCATGGTTCTCGGCGAAACGGGCTGCGGAAAGACCTATGCAATCGACCGGTTTTGCGGTGCGAATCCCGTCGGGGTGTACCGTATCACGGTGAACGACTGCGATACGCTTCGCGACGTGTTGGCCGAGCTCGTCAAACTGCTCCGAATCGACACGAAGGCGAAGAATGGCTCCCTGCTGCGCGTCATCTGCGAGACGCTGCGCGAACGTGCCATGCGGGGCGAGCGGCCTATCCTGATTTTCGACGAGGTCGAGAACCTCAAAAGGACGGGTATCAAGGCCATTAAGGCCGTTTACGACGGCGTGCGATACGTCGTCCCGGTCGTGCTGGTCGGCACACCGGAATTTGCCGTGGCGCTGCAAAATCTGAAAAACAAGGGGGTAAAGGGTATGGCACAATTTATCCGTCGGTTCAAGGCAGGACAGACGGCGCTCGCTCCCATCGACCGCCGCTATCTCGATTTTATGGAGCAGATAAAGGACGAGGAACTGCGCCAGCTGCTTTCCCGAATTGCCGACAATTACGGCGAACTGCACGACTATCTTGAGCGGGCCATGCGTGAGGCTGATGAACAAGGCGAGCCGCTGACGGTCGAGCTGTTCAAGGAGATGTATAACATTAAAACTGCATGACATGGACGGAATGAGGAGAGAGGACGCGGTTCTCGCGCGTCTGGAAGCCGAAATAGCGGCTATTGAGGAGGAAATCCGCCGGACCGAGCGATACCTCCGTATGAATGCCGGTAGACCCGCGGAAGATTTGGTCGTGGGTGTCAAAAAACGCCTTTACGACCTGTGCCGGGGCTGCGAGGAGAAGCGGCGAGAACTGCGGAAGTTGCTCGAGCCAAACGTAATACAAATAACAATTACTTACAATTAACATACATAAACCATGGAAAAAGTATCGAAAGAACAGGTAGAAGAGGCGGTTCGCACTGTCAAGGAATTGAAAATTAAGACCGCAGAACTGAACGGACGTCTGAAGGACGCGGAGGCGGTCGTCGAGGCTTACGGGCTCGACCACATGGCCGATTTTTCGGACGGCCGGCTGGCCCTCGAAGCGGGCATTATAGCCATCAAGGCCGGTACCGCAAAGCCGGTCAAGGAGGGGAAGCCGCTTTCGACCGCGGCCCGTTCGGAACTGGCGGCGGCTCTCCCGCCCGCGTATGTCAAAGTAGCGTGTGACTTCGGCGTCTTATATGATAGCCAGGATAAGGTCGTCAGGCAGATTTTGAAGGCCCGCGGCATCGAAATCGTTCGCGAGGACAAATTCGCGGTTATCTAATCCTTTTTCCCGCCGGGTGGCTTGAGCGGGGGTTCGATTCCCCCGCCGGGAGCAAATACTTAAACGACACGATTATGACATTGAATGGACAAAAAAAAGTGCTACGGGCTGGTTTCAAAATCATTCGCAGGGACGACCAACCGAAACCGCGTATCAAGACGCTGCGACCGACTGGAGAATTGGGTAATCTGAATTGGGTAACGCTGGAAAAATTCGACACGAAAGCCGCCCGCGACCGCCGGTTTCGGGAGCTACTGGAGAATCCGGATGTTTTGGAAGATTGAACATGAAAACACGGAAAACGGATACAGGCATTGCCATCGAAGAAATGATGGCCGAGGAGGCGGGGCTGGTGATGACGGCCGTTCTCCAGATGGCCGAGGAGGCCGACCGGGCCGGAAACCATAACCACGCGCGTATTTTACGGCGTGCCGGAATGCAGATAGACAAGTGTTTACCAAAAGAATAGGGAATATGGACAGGAGTAAAGCATACAAATATTTCCACGCACTGCTGGGCGAGCTCGGTATCCGCGACCGCAAGGCGGATATCCTTTCCGGCTACGGCGTGGAAAGCACGGCGGAACTGACGGACGGCCAGCTGCAGGGGCTTATCAACGCCCTCGAAGATGAGAAGCGTCGCCGGGTGGCCGAGCGCGAGGCCCGCGAGGCCGACATCGTGCGCCGTCGCCGTAGCCGGATACTTCGGCTGCTCACCGACATAGGGGTGTACTACGTCGAGCCCGGCGAACCGAAAGAGGCTTGCTGGGGGCGGGTGAACCGATTCCTTTCCTCGCCGCGCATCGCCGGAAAGGTGCTGTACGAAATGACCGTCGAGGAACTCGGCCGGGTCGAGCGTCTGCTCCGTTCGATGCACAACAAGGGCTACGTATATCGACGCGAAGAATCGGCAGCCCCCGCCCGCGAGCCCTCCCGCCCGGTCGTGCTGGTCGTCAGCCCGACCGCTTCCGGCCCGGTAAATTGACGCATAAAAAAAGCCCCGGACACGATTATCCGAGGCAAAGAGCGGCACTCTTTGCAAAGATAATCAAAAATCCGGGGGAAATGGCCTACAACAGAAAAGGATATTATCGACGGGCACGTATTATTCAGGAAATCACCCGGAAACACTACGAGCCGGAGCGGCAGGACAGATGTTATGCGGCGATTTGGCGAAAACATATCCGGGATACTTTCGGGATGTGCTATAATACTTACATGAAATACGTCAAGGCCGAATTGCCGCAGGAGATGGCCGCGCCGACGCATAAACAGCTCGATTTGTTCGACGAATTGAAATAATCGCTATATTTGCCCTTGCTGATTTATATTGATTAACAGGGGCTACTTTAATAGAGTTGAGTCCGCGTGAGCCGTTTGGAGCGGCATTAGTATTGTCCCTACAATATGAGTCAGCAGCGCGCGGACTCTTTTTTTTATATACTCTTTTGATATGCTGACTCAAAAGAAAGCTGACACCTTACTGTCGATGACCGTAACCGAAGGAATTACGGTTAATGTGCTGCCGAATAGACAGCACGAGTTTCTGATGACTACCCGCGAGGTGGCTGCCGGATATGGCGTTTCCGAATGGCTAATTCGGAAACATAAAGAAAATCATCCGGATGAATTGCTTGAAGGTAAGCACTTTTTAGGCAACGTGAATATTATTCACGCTGCTACTCCAGGCTCGTCAAGGGGCACGCTTTGGACGAAGCGGGGCATCGTCCGGCTGGGGTTCTTCATCCGTTCGGAACGCGCGCGTCTGTTCCGGGACTGGGCCGAGGACTTGGTGCTGGCCGTCGTGGATAAGCCGGCGGCACAGCCCGTCCCCTCCGGGCGTCGCATCAACCGCCTCACGCCGGAGCGCGTCATCGACCTGCTGTCCGACGTCTGCCGCATCGAGGACAAGGAGCTGCGCGAACGAATCGTCAATAAAATCACGGGAGGGCTTGATTATGGAACTCGTAGGTAGGGGCATCGACCGCAAGGCGGTAATCGAGCTCGACGGTTACGCGGAGGCTCTCGACCGGGTGAAGGCGCTGTTATCCGCCCTCCAGAGCTGGAACGGAGAAATTCCGCCCGATACTTATACACTGTTCTGCATTTCCAGCCTGATAGAATCGCTTTTGCCGACCGAGGAGGACTGCGCCCTGCTCGACCGATATCACAGGCAGCGACAGCTGCAGGAGGAGCAAGAAAACGAGGAATGACGGAAAAGGCGGCAAAAATGCCGCCTTTTTTGCTTTTGTAAGTGACTGTATTTCAGTGATAGAAAAATTAATTGCAATTTTTTTTGTATTTTTTCTCTTATAAAGTTTACCGAATAAGAAAAAAGCGCTATATTTGCAGTGTAATCAAAAACAATAATCCTTTAAACAAGGCCGCCGGGCTTAAAAACGGGAAAATTATGAAACAGATTTTTTCAGTACGCTACACAAGGCCGACAGTTGAAAGCAATGAGATTTTCGCTTCCGAAAACGAACAGGAGGCACGGACCTTTTTCGAGGACGAAAAAAAGAAGTTGTCGGCCAATGAACCGGTAGACATTTCGGGATGGATGGACAATGACACGGCATGGCCGCAAGTGTACTGCGTCGAACTCTGCCGCATTACGGTGGATGAAGAAGACGGCTATGTCGAGGATATGGAGACATTGGATGAAACGAATTTTTATTGGTTTTCGTAACTCATGGAGCAAGTAAAGAAACGAGTACGCCGCCCCGGCGCCGGTCGTAAACCGATAGGCGACCGGGCAGGTGTCTGCATCTCCTTCAAGGTGCCTGAAGAGGTTCGGGATGAAATCCGGGCCCTTATCCGTCGGAGGGGAATACCGAGCGCCGTATTTCTTATCGAGGCCTTCCAGCTGATGAAGGAGCGTTACGGCGACGCGTCGCCGGAGCAATAACGGCCGTGTTCTTACCGTTTTTTCGCGGCGTCCGCGTCGGTGAAAGCAAAGTCGAACGACATGCGGAACTCGCGGATACCGTCGTCCCGCCGGGCCCGGACGCACCGGGAGCGGGTCAGGGGCGAGAATCCCGGCCCGGAGAGGCCCTGTAACGCCTGATACACCGCCTGGAGCAGGTCGAACATGGCGAACTCCGCCTGTGAGGCGGGGGCCTGGAAAGAGCCGTTGAAAACGCGGTTATCGGCCACGCGGACGGTGAGCGACGCCTCTCCCTGCTGGAAGCCCCGGCCGCTGTCCGAATAGCGTACTTCCTCCACGTCGAGCAGGATGCAGGGGAAGCGCACGGGCGGCTGGTTGAAAAAATCGAGCTGTCCCCAGTCCTCGGCCGTATAGCGCAGGTCGGGGACGGTTTT